AGCAGTAGTTTGTGCAGTATTTCCAGCATCAGGATAATTACCCTCAGTAGTAGTTCCACCACTATAACCAAGATTCAAACCATTTGCAGCGCCAGTTACACCACTATAAGGCCTTCCACCACCTACCCACAATGAACTATCCATAGCTACAGGAGCACCTTTAAATAAACCTGCTAAATATCTAGCTCCAGTAATTCCCGCATCTGTTCCAGCAGCTACACCATACACTCCGACATGATCTATTTTACCAATATTTGAACCAAATGATCTCCCCGAAATACCCGCAGCCATATGTCTATAATTCGCCGAGTTGGGAGCAGTAGCAGCATCAGCTGGTAAATTAGTTCCATCAAAGTCAGCATCACCGCTAATAGTAATAAATTTTTCGCCGGATCCAGACCAATTATCTTCTTGCAATCCATCGCCTACCGCATTATGTACTAATATAGAATTAGCAAAGAAATTGTGTATTGTTTCACCGGAAATTGTATATGTAACTGTTTCGTTCTCTTCTATTTCATTAATCTCCAATAACTCTAACTCAACTATTTCATTATCTTTATATTGTAGTGTTATATCCCCAACTTCTAATTGAGCACATTCATCTAAACCATAATCAAATTTATTTATTGAATCTTCAGGTGAAACTGAGCTCCATCCTTTATCTTTTATAAAAACAGGATGTGAAGGTGTAAGTGTTATATCAACTTCATCAAATTCTAATTTAACTAATTCATCATGAACAGGACTTGAAACTTTTTTTATCTTCATTTCAGCTATCGATCCAGACTCAAATGATAAAACTATATCACCTTTATTTACATCTTCAATATTTTTCAAAGTTCCGTCTGCCATAGTAACTTTAGTACCAGCTATAAGACAGCCTGAAGTATAGTTCCATCTGCGAGTAAAATCTATTTCTCCATGAGCGGCTGTGATTTTTCCAATTATTTGAGTTCCAGCTCCTATTCTATTATCTACAACCCCAGCTATTGTTATAGCATTGGATTCACTTCCTGCTCCGTCATCACCTTTAAGAATTATTGAATTGGCTGTAGTTCCATCCGAGGTAAGTGTAGAAGTACCTAATGTCCAACCACCAATTGCACCATCTGAAGCTTTTATACCACCCTGCGCAGTAGTATACCAATAATTGTTAGCATCTATCCAAAGTCCATCATTTGTGCTACTTACATTTGGACCAAATCTCATATTTCCAGAACCAGCTTCTACATAACCCGTGAAAACTCCACCAGCTGCATTAATAGTTCCAGCAACTGTTGCCGAAGTTGCATTTAATACACCTTCATGTGTAACATTAAATTCATCTGCATCTCCTATCGATATACCATCAGTTCCAATCCACACACCATCAACATTAGAACCAAATGAAGATTTTCCATTAAGATATATTGATGGACCGGCTGGGTTCAATACAATATTTGTTGCTGATAATGTAGAACCTACAGTCCATCCACCAATTTCACCCGCTGTAGCAGTAATTGTACCTGACATATTAACATCACCACTAGCACTTAAATGGAAATTAGAAGAACTAATTTCTATGTTACCATTTGAGCCACTTAGAAACTGACCACCTCCACCTAAATAAAAGTTTGATGAACTAATTTCAATTGAATCATTCTCAAACTTTAAATGTGCACCACCCTTTTTACCTACATAAAATTTACTAACATCTGTAGAAGTTGGATCAGCTTGTAATTGAATGCCAGTTTCTCCAAAACTCGCGCTACCAATAGCTATTAATCCTTGAGATGAATCTAATAACATAGCATCATTAAAACTCGCAGATGCGTATATCTTAAAAGAACTATCAAAGCTTGTTGCAGTTCCACCCGGCACCATATCTTTTGTTACAAACCTTACTGATATTTGGTCATCTGATTTAAATTTTGTGGCGGTGGATAGTACATCAGTTAAAACAATTGATGCTGTTGCTGCTCCTGGTGAATATGTTCCTTGGTCAGCAAAATAATATTTGTCTACCTCAACACCATTTCTCAAATATTGCACCCCAAGAGCATGGTCATTGCCCGAAGTAACTTTATATCTAACTTCAAATCCTGTTAATTTACCGCTTCTATTTGCAATACTATCAGATGCATTTTCTAATTCCCAATAAGTAAAATAGTCATTATCTGGAACAGTAATACTAGCAGTTACATTTCCAACTTTAAAATTATTATCTCTATCAACAAGCCTCGTACCAATACGAAAATCACCTAATGAACCACTTACAAAAGTTGTCGAATTGCCTAATAAAAAGGTATCCGCCTTCATTAGTAATTTAGGTGATGAGCCTTGGTCAAACTTTATAAAATTATCCCCATCAGCTCTAACTAAGAAATCACCAGTTCCATCCATATAGACACCAGCATTTGTTCCAGCAACACTTGTGTTTGGTGTAGCTCCAAGTGCTATTGTACCACTACTTAACGATGAACTAATAATCATCGTAGAAGTTTTTAACCCAAATATCTCAGATTTTATATCAAATGCATTTCCGTCTTGTCTAATATAATTGTCTTGGTCTACTTGGAAATTAAATTCACCACTACCACTTAACATTATTCCATTATCATTCAAATCTTTTGGAATAGTAGAACCCATTGCAATTGAACTACCATAAGATGATGAAACTCTCAAATTAGTAGTACTTAAATCAAATGTATCTGCTGCTACATCAATGGCTCCACCTGAACCACTTATGTAATTGGTTGCGTCTCCTAAATAAAAATCTGACGAACTTACTCTTAAAGTTGAAGCATCCCAAAATATACCATAACCAGTTGCAGTTCCTGCTTTAAATTTACCATCACCATCGGCGTATACTCCTGTACCCGCGGTCATACTCAATGAATCTGCTGTTGCTCCCAACGCTATCTTAGAAGTTCCATCAAGATTACCCAATACAATAGTAGTAGCAGAGTGTCCTATGGAAGAATTTCCACCCCAAATATCATTTGAACCTATATAAAAATTACTAATTCTTGAATCGGAACTACCATTTAAAGTTACTTTACTACCTATTGTAATTGAACCTGCGTTACTATCTCCATCCCCCTCAATGGCTATACCACTACCAACTAAAATATGTTTAGACGCTCCACTAATAACAATACCTTCTGCTAATGCTGAAGCTACCGCTGTATCAGTTATTCTTAAATATGTGGTATTTAAATCAAATGTATCTGCCGCCACTTTAATAGCTCCACCACTACCACTAATATAATTGGTTGCATCTCCTAAATAGAAATCTGGTGTTTTTAATGATATAGAACTTCCACTTAATGTTGTATTTCCTGTACTATAAATTGCGAGATTTCCACCACTACCACTTATGTAATTTGAAGTATCTCCGAGATAAAAATCTGGTGATTTAAGTGTTATATCACTACCACTAAGATAAAAAGTCGTAGTTCGCATATCAATCGTACTACCATCGATTCTAAGGTAATTGGAAGAATCACCATAAACATTTAATGCTCCACCACCATCCATATAAATACCTTGAGTAGCAGCAGTTGCAGTTAATGGTCCTCCATTAGTTCCCAATCTAATAGTTCCACTATTAACGGAACTACTAACAACCATCGTTGCTGTTCCTAAACCAAAAGTATCTGCCTGTATTTCAAAATTACCATCTCCACCTATTATATAATTGTTAACATCTTCCTTAAAACTAAATTTACCATCTTTATCCAAATATATTCCAATATCACCATGTGTCATACTTACAGTTGCATTAGTTCCTAATCTAATTTTTTCGGTATCTATTGCTAATGTAGTTGAACCTGAAAGTTCAAAGTTTTGTGATTTTATTTGAAAAGTTCCATCATTCTTTATTAGATTATTAGCATCTTTTTGAAAATTAAAATATCCACTACCACTTAATATAATTCCATTTGAACTAAAATCAGTTGGTGGTGATGAACCCATAGACAATCTTGTTGCACTTCCTGATGCAACTATATCCATAGTGGTTGTGTCTATGTTTAAATTGGTGGTTTTTATTTTTAATTCTTCACTACTTTGATTGAATGATAAGAATGAAGTCCCACTTGTTCCAGTACCAACTCTAAAATCTCCATCACCATCTACAAAAAATCCAGTATTTGTATCGAAATCCGTTGCGGCTCCAAGTAAAATTTTATTGTTTGCTCCATTAGTATCTACACCAGTTATAGTTAAACCACCACCAGTACTTAAATTAAATTTAGTAGTTCTTAAATCAAACTCACTTCCATTAAATGTAAAATATTTATCAGAATCCTTGTAGATTTCGAGTTTTGCGGTTCCAGAATCTTCACCTATTACTATTCCAACGCCACTTCCAAATGTTCTACCGATTGACAAATAATTTGTAGTTGAACCAGCAGATTTTAGTATCATGTTTGGACTTGTCTTTGGTCCGAATGATAGATAGGAATCTGCTCCACCGACCATTGTAACACCATACGTAGTATTTGTATCGTATCCAAGACTCATTGAGCTATGAGTAGATGATATTGATAAATCTGTAGCATCTAACTCAAATTGATCAGTAGTCATATCAATATTAGATGCTGTAATATCCAAATGGGCCGATGCTATAGATAAATCTGTTCCATCAAATTTAATATATTCTGAACTATCCCCAACATGGAATTCGGTAGTTCCTGCTTTATTATGTAACCAAAAACCTGCAGTAGTATCACTAACATTCCGTTTAGCACTTCTGATTGTTCCACCATAATTACTACCAGTCATCTCAATACCTTGACCACCAGTACTTCCAAGTTTAAAGTATGCTTGATTGGATGCGGAATATGCTAATTCTATTGCTCCATTTGCAATACTCATAGATTTTTGTGTGGATGATAATTGTAAATCTCCATTATTTGCATCTAATTCAAATGCCCGTGTTTGAACATCTACGGCACTTCCACTATATCTAATATAATCTGTTGCATCACCAACAACAAATTCTTGATCACCATCAGTATTTGCTAACCAAAATCCTGCAGTATTTGAAGTTACAGATGTTTTACCACTTCTAATTGCACCAACCGTGGATGAGCCGGTAATGTATATTGCCTTGGTTGAAGTTGATCCAATTCTTCCCCATGAATTAGTTGCATCATATGATTGGAAAATTATGTCACCATCCCCAAATGACATTGACTTTTCAGTTGAAGATATTTTTAAATCACCACCACCCGCATTTAATTCAAATTGTTCAAGATTTATTCTTAAATCATTTCCAAGACTTCCACCACTACCAGTTAAAAATAAATAATTATTTGTATCACCGACTTTCCATTCTGCGTTGGTGAACCAATAGTTATTATTATTCAGATAAAACCCATCTTTAGTCCCACTTACATCTCGCCCCATTGCCATTTTATTATTAGCATCAGTTTCTATCCAAACAATTCCTGTAAATGAACCTGTTTGAGCTGTTATGGCTCCTTGTAAAAATACATTTTCTGTAAATAATCCAAATCCAGGAGAAGTATTTCCATATAATAATCCACTGCTTAATCCACTTAAATCACCCAGTCTTGCTTTTAATTCTACATCATAAATAGCACTACCAGTTCGTTCTACAATATCAATATAAGGTGTTGTAGAATCATTTGGATTTGCATTGATCCTAACGAATCCACTGCCTGATCTGCCCGTTGATACGAGTACCTGACCACTTTCATAAGTCTGTGAGGCCTGTGCTGCGTCTCCAAGAGATGCAGTTGATTGTGTTCCAGGTAACGAACCACTATATCCACGAACAAGGTATAACTTACCACTTAAATCTTTTTCACTTGACGGATTATCTCTTGATGCACTATTAACAAACATATACTCCGTTTTAAATCCTGTATCAGAGATTTTCTTTGCTGACAATATCTCACCAGATGTGAATCCACCAACATTTGCAACACTCATCGTTGTGTCTGTTGCAGATAATTGTACAGAACTTGTGTAAATAGTTGAATTTGCTACATATAATTGTCCACCAACCGCGTTTACACTTTCCTTTTCAAATACGGTTGTGGATAAAGTACCACGAATTGTGACCTTTTCAAATTCAGCCTCTCCATTATTCGCAGAAGTTATTCTCCAACCTTTAACTCCACTTGCAAAATCTGAAGTTTGTATAATTCCAGCTGAATCTAAAATCAAATTTTGACTTGTTATTTGATCCGTACTAATAGTCCACCCAGCAATTTTATTACGAACATCACTAAAATGTACTAATTCATTCGACTCCGCTTCTGATCCGCTATCTGGTCCATCATAAATAACAAGACCATAATGAGATGCAGTAGTTGGATCAACTTCACCAATTCTTACTCGTATACCAGCAGGTGAATCTGCATCATATATCTCAATTCTACTCTTAGCCGAATCAATATCTAATCTATCAGTATCTAACTTAAATGACGGAGTTGCAATATCAATACCTGATGATTTCATTCTTAAATATTGAGTACTACTAATCGTATAATCAAATCTTGGATCATTACCATCCACACCCATTACCAACCCAGCTATTGAATCTTGGTCAAATGTAGTTTTACTACCGAACTTCAACATCTTATCCGTTCCATCTGCGTGTAAAACGATTGCCCCACCACTTGAATCTGGATCACCAATACTCATACTTGCGTGAGTAGATGAAATTTGAATATTAGAAGCACTTACTTCCATTTTTGTAGTTCTTAAATCAAGACCATCAGTAGAATCCCACCTCAGATAATCATCTCCACTTTTTGCCATTTCAATCTTAGGAATATCATCATCCATTCCAACAATGATACCAATCGTAGATTTATCATAATCAGTAAAGGAAGTTTTATTTCCCATAGTCATAAAGTTATCAGAAGCCCCACCTTGTATAGTAACTTTATTTGCTGATCCAACTTCTATTTTTGAATTTGCACCATCTAATAATATATTGGCTGCTGCTCCTGGTACACCACCTAAACTCATAGATGCTTGTGTAGATGAAAGTTGTATATTAGAAGCTGCTAATGCTAATGTTCCTGTTTTTATATCAAGGTCGGTTCCTGTAAATTTAAAATGTCCAGCACTTCCTACATAAGAAACTCTTGGTCTTGAAACCGAACTTACATATCCAAGAAATACTCCAGTCTCACCATAGGCATCTGTTGCTTGTCCAATACTAACAAATGGATTTGCATTTCCACCTTTTAATAATAACTCTTTACCAGTTCCCAACGACATTGAAGCTTCATTTGAAGATAATTCAAATCCTGTGGCTGATATATTGATATCCGTAACATTAATATCAACATCAGAACCAGTAATTGAAAAGTTTCCATTTTCAAATACTATACCACCATCGGAATCACCAAAACGGAAATTACCATCTCCGTCCATAAAAATACCACTACCCGTTGCTAAACTAATAAAGTCAGCATCTGGTCCCATTGCAAACGTCGGTGTCTCTTTACCCTCTATAATAATCTTACCCTGTGGACTGTCAGAAGTATGTCCAAAACTCATAGAAGATTCGTTTGTTGATATTTGAATGGTTGATGCGGATACTTCAAGTTTACGAGAAGCTAAATCAATTTCTCCACCATCGAATTTTATAAAATCTGTTGCATTACCAACATGAAATTCTGGGTCAGTATTATTATTTGCTAACCAAAACCCCGCGGTTGTTGATGTTGCAGATGTTTTACCTGTTGCTATATATCCATAATCCGCATGACCTTGAAGTGTAATTTGTTTTGTCGATGTCGAACCTACTGTAATTTTACTATTCGCCCCGTCAAGTAAAATCTTACCCTCACCCAAAGACATACTTTGTTGGGTAGAACTTATTTCAATATTTGTTGCATCTAATTCTAATGAACCAACTTGAACATCAAAATTAGTTCCATCATATTGTAAATGGTCACCACTTGCACTTCCAATTAAAAATTTTGCATCTCCATCAAAATAAATACCATTTCCACTATTATGGGCAGTAGGTGGTGTAGAACCAAGTGCTATTTTACCACTATTTGTTGCACTATCTATAACAACTGTTCCAGCATCTAAATCAAAAACTTGTGATTTTATATCTATACCACTACCGGATGAAATCTTCAGATAATCATTTCCACTTACATTACCTTTTATCAATACATTACCACTACTATCAGCGAAGAAACCACTATTGGTTGTGGCTACGGTTGTTGCATCACTCAACCCACCAACTTCTATTGAACCAGCTGAATTTAATGTTACTACTCCACCAGTTAATGTGGTATCAGTTAATGTCCAACCACCCACTTTTCCACCAGTAAATAATACTTGTGATCCCGTTACATCTCCATCCGCTGTTACTTTAAATCGACTTGAAGAAATAAATAAATTAGTATCATCTGTACCATCATTTCCTGTTGCAGAACCACTTAAAAAGAAATTACTGGAATAAATTGCATCACTACTAATTCCAAATCCGCCAATGTTACCTGCCGTAGCGGTAATAGTTCCTTGCATTGTAGTATTACCTGCATTATCAAGATAAAATCCTGAAGAACTTATTTCTAATAGTCCATTAGAACCACTTACATATTGACCAGCCCCACCTAAGAAAAAATTTGATGAACTTAATATTAAATTAGTACCATTAAATTCTACTCTTTGTCCATCTGCATCACCTGCTCTAAAGTAACCACTATTACCTATCCAAACACCATCTCCAGTATTAAGGTCAGTGGCATCCCCCATTTCTATTGCGTCTCCAGCTCGTAATGCCATATTTGTTGCAGTTAAATCATCACCACTTATAGTCCAACCAGCGATTTTTCCACCGTCAAATAATACTTGTGATCCTGTTACAACACCACCCGCGGACACTTTAAATCTACTTGATGAAATAAACGATGCTGGATCTGATGTATCTGCGGAAGCAGATATCCTCCAATATGGTGAATAGGCTAATGACGCACTTTCTATTGATGCTCCACCGATTAAACCTGCAGATGCTGTAATTGTTCCTTCAAATACCGCTCCACTCGCAACCAATACTCCATCACTATCAACTGCAAAATTAGGTCCAAACTTAACAAAATAATTAGTAGTATTACCTTGATCAGCTGGTGTAAAATCAATATAATATTCATCTCTTTGAATATCAAATGTAGCCGAACTATCAGTATCTGGTCCCTTGTCGGACATATATAATGCCGCTCCAGTTGCATCTAATGTAGCGTTACTACCACTTAATTTACCATCTTTAATAATCCAATCACCAATATTACCTGCCGTGGCTGTAATAGTTCCTGTCATAGTAACATCACCACTTGCAGATAAATGAAAATTAGATGAACTAATTTCTATATTTCCACCACTACCACTAATGTATTGAGTGTTTTGATTCCCTACGTAGAATGCATCGGCTCTAATATCTAATTCACTTGGACTACTTCTATATCTTAAATAACTTTCACTTGTAGCTACGAGTTCTAACCCAACACCCGTATAAGAATCACCACTATCTGGTAATACTGAACCGGACCACATTAAGAATCCACCTTGACCAGTTCCTTCTGATGCACTTGTGAATCCTTCATATCCTATTGAACGAATAAAGCCAGAACTTACACCTGCCATTTCAATACCACTACCGATGGCATTACCAATATACATAGAACCACTTAATATATTATCAGTTCCACCAATGGACGTATTCTCTCCTTGAAATGTAAAAAAATCACTAAAAATTACCGTGTCGGCTATATTATTATTTACATCATAAAACTCCACTAAAAATCTTACACTATCTGGTCGGGTGTACAATGGTGGTATCGGTGCAACTACTTTTACATAATCAGGATTAAAAGCAGTATCTGACGCTGCTTTTACAGAAATATCTGAAATATACCATTCACCTGACGGAACTTTAAATTGTAATTTTCCTGTTCCTGTATTGTCTGCTGTGAAATTTCCTTCTATGGTTCCAAAGTCGTAATTATCAACTCCGCTTGGGAATTCTGGAACTTCTAATTTTTGAACTCCCCAATGTGATGCTTCTGTAGTATCTTTATTAAATGCATCACCTACCACGTATACTTGAAAATCACCCCGTTTAGTTACATTCCCACTAACATCCTTTTTATTCGTCTTTGTACCGTAAAGTTTTGCACGGAAAGTGTATAGTCCGTTAGCAACAAAATTTAAATCATTTTTTACTTGAACACGTAGTTCACTTTCATATTCTCTATTTGATCCAGAGATTTTCATAGAATCTATTACAATAGAAGAATCAAAAGTTAATGTTCCACTTCCCCCATCTCCATTATTTCCTTCATACGATTCCCAGTATTTTGTTATTCTCGCCTGGTCAATCCAATACCCCATGTTAGATAATGAAGTATCTTCGTTAGAATCAAATAATATTTCTGAACTTTCTATTGGAGAATCAAATATCTTTTCAAAGTCCCCAAGTGAACCTTCAGCCTTTGAATAAATCTTTACTTTATGTACATCTCCTGAAAATGTTTTTAAATCGGAAATTTCCATATCAGCGAATGAAACATAATTTATAGATGATGTAGTCTGAGTTGAAATATCTTTGTAACTTGTATTTATAGTTTGAGATGCCAAAGGGGCTGGTACAAGAGTTACAGGAGAAGTTCTCGTATCGTGAACATAAAATAGATCAGAAGTTACAAATGAAGTTTCATTCAATACTTTCATTACTGATGAACTGAAATAAGTAGGGATGGAGTGATATGATTCTAATGTGAATTTTGAAGCATCTACTTGTGGTGAAGTTATAGTAACTTCTTGACCTACATATAAACTTGTTACTAATGTGGAAGAATCAGTTGTAATTATATAATCATTTGGAGATGGAGAATTCGTTTTTAATAATTTTCCTTGTGAACCAATATGACCACCTTTACCAGTTAATTTAATAAGTGGTTTATTTTCTTCTATTGTAGCCTTATTTGCTTTTTGTTTAAAATCAAGTTCTGGATAATCACCAGCTACAGAATTTGGAGTTGGTGTAATACTTTGTAAACCGTCTCTCGGTTGACCACTTACAAGTAAAGAAGAAGTTATTGGAGTTACACTTGGAACATTTAAATATCCCTTAAAAATTTCTGAAACTGTTATAGTTGGTTGTTTATAGAAAAATATAGGTTCGGTATTTACACCAGCAGCATTTATTGTAATCTGTTTAGTCCACCTTACATTATAAATCCCTTGCCATTCTGTTGGTATATTTACATCAGAAGAATCTGGATTTAATTCTCCAACTATATAAAGAGTTGCTGGACCTGGTTCAACATCTTCATATATTTCAATGGAAACTCTACGAGAACCGGCTTCTAAATGACCACTAACGGCTTGAGTATATATTACTTCACCGGTTCCGTTATGTATTAACTCAAATTTTAATTCAACACCAGACTTTAAATAGGATGATCCACCGATTAGGAAACTACTTTTACCTTGAGTTAATATTGTAGGGCATTCCAATACCCTAAAATACTTGGAATCAAATAAAGTATCTTCTACTAATATATCTATGTCTTTTAAGTTTAATAACTCGTTTTTACGTTTTAATACACCCAATCGGATTCTCCTGAATAGTGTTATTCAGTAATAAATATACGAAATGGGAATTATTGATATTTATAGTATGGATATTATATGGAGGATATATAGATGAAAAAAGAAAAAGTATCTTTTACTATTGATGAAGATTTAATAGCTTGGTTTAGGTTGCACATAAAGGACGAACATACTACTATGTCAGCCCTTGTTAATGCTTATATTTTAAATTTGAAACGGGATAGAGAAGGTCATTCTTCTCCAAGGAATATTTTACTGTCGTCTAAATTATAACTATTTAAATTTAGATGGTAATTTCAACTGACTAAATCCATCTATTTTAGATATTTCTAATAAACTGTCTACGGCATCTCTCATTGATTCAATATGAGAAACAATAAATACAAATTGAAATTGAGTTTTAAGATATTGAAATAGCATATAAACAGAATTCAAATTATCCGAATCCATATTTCCAAACCCTTCATCTATTGCTAAAAAATTGGCTCGTGGTAAATTACACACGTTAATCAATCCAACACGTATTGCTAATGAACTAACAAATCGTTCCATTCCACTACTTAATTCAAGTGGCCAAACATTATCTTCATCATATGTAATATATGTATTTATATTCTTTCCATCCATTTCTAATACAATACCAAATTCTACCATCTGAGCAAGAATATCATTAACCTCACCTTCAATTGCAGGGAGTGCCTTCTCTATAAGTTCATATGGAATACCATCACGTTTTACCGCGTCCATGTAAAAATCGTAAGCTTCATATTTATTTTCTAAATCTTCCACTCTATTCATTGTTTCAATGATAGACGTTTTCTTTGTTTGATTTATCTTTATTTCACCATGAATAGTTTGTATTTTTTTATCTATGGTTTCTATTTGATAATCAAAATCTTCAACTGAATTTTTTAAATTTTCAATTTCTATTTCTGTCTTATTATTATAGATTATATCATTTTCATTTTCATGGTATTTTTCAATCTTATTATTAGTATTTGACATTTGATGAAGTACATTTATCTTTTTTTCTTTTAAAATAACTTCTTCTGATTCTAATTTATTTTGCGTTATTTCAATTTGTTTTAATGATTCAATCACTTCATCATAATTTACTTTGTCATCGTGAATGTTTTCAATCTTTTTTAATTTAACATCAATATCATCTAACTTAGAAATATATTCACTTGCTAACTTCTTGTCACCATTTAATCTTTCTTTGGTTTCCATTGCATCTAACGTGAATGGATTGTTCATACAATACTCACAATTCTCATCCCATCCTAAATTACCAAGTTTTTCAATTTTGTCTAATTTATTACGAACTTCAATTTTTAGCTTGTCAATTTCTATCTGAATTTTCTGTCGTTTATTTTCCAAATTAATAAAATCGTTATACTTTTGATTCACATTTGAATCAGTATATGATTTCGCTCTATTCGTTAATTCAGTATTATTTGATTGTAAAACAATCATTTCTGATTTAACTGAGCCAAGTCTCGTATCTATTACATCAAGTTGAGTATTAAATCCATCTAACTCCACATTCAACTTATCTATATCTGAAATGGATGCATCGATAGGTCTTAACTTTTTAGTCAATCCTAATATTTGCTCACTTAATTCTGTTCGTCTTGTTGTAAGAGTTTTCTTTTGACTTTTTAAATCCCTACGAACTTCATTATATTGAGTATTGTCTTTTTCTATATCAGCCAATTCCACGTCATAATTAGTTTTATTAAAATCTCGTAATACTGCTGATATATCTGACATTTCATCGTTTGCTAAAGTATAAAGACTATCGAATGCACTTAATCCCATGAACTGGGCAAGTAGATCTTTCCGTTCTTTTTGAGTTTTATCTATAAATACAGTTGAATTATTTTGTAGAGAAAGAGATGTTATAATAAAATCATCGTATGTTCCAATAATTCTATATATGTTATTATTTGTGGTTCTACGTTGATCTCCATTTAAGGAAATTTTATCTCCACTATCATCAATTGTCCAGAAATCAACATCAACTTTTACATGCCCATTTCGTTGTCGTTTTGCATTACGTTCAATAAAATATTCAGTTTCGTTTATTTCAAAATTAACTTTACATTTAAAATAATTTCTTTTGTTATTTAATACTCTATCCGCTTTATATGCTCTATCTGACGTATCGAATAAACAAAAAGAAAGAGAATCCAAAAGAGCTGACTTTCCTGATGCGTTTGGTGCGAATAATCCAATAATACCATTTAACTTAGTAAAATCAACTATATTATCTTCACCATAACTAAACATATTGGAAAATTCAAATTTCTTTAATTTCCAATTTATATTACGAGAAACATCTTCATCTGGAAGTTGATTATTTAAATCATCATTTATTCCTTTTATTTCTAATAATATTTCATCACTTACTGTGTGGTTTCTTTTTAAATAATCTCTAATTAATTTAAACTGGTAATCTGGATTTGTAACGTCTCCAACATCAACGGTTCTATCCCCACGAACTCTTTCTGTCAATCTGTCAGTCCTATTTACAACTATCTCCTTTATACCGTATTTCGTCTGTATTACAGTCAAGGCCTTCTTTAGTTGAACAGAGTCAGTGTTAGATACCCTTACTCTTAACCTGGCCTTTTGAGGCATATCGGGTACATCAGGAACTATACCATCATCAATATCCATAGTATAATATCCGTAATCATTTTGTATTTTTATATATTCAGATTTTCTATTTGGAACATCCCATAATAGATAACCGTGATCTAATCCTTCCCCATGGTTTTGTTGTACGAGGCTACCACAATAACTTATCGTCTCTTCCTTATTTAGATGCTGTCGAAGGTGAATATCTCCCAGTAATCCCAAATCGTAACCTTTGAATTTGTTAATTTTAACATCGGATGGCAATCTAAATCCTAAATCTGTTGAACTTTTATCAACCGTTCCATGAAATAATACTATTTTAGTATCACCTTCTACATCTGTAGCTTTGATAAAATTTTTCGATTCATCCCATACATCCCACACCACAAACCTAACATCTGCGAATTTATATATTCCACTATCTTTTAGATAATGTAAGTTTGGATGATTGAGGTTATCTACTATTGGTGATAAACAATCCATCCTTGATAAATTATTTAAATTACAATCATGATTTCCCGCAATGATAATTGTAGGACAAATGTCAGATAAATTCTTAAATAACCTTGATAATTGGTCAATCAACTCAGGTGACATTTCAGTTTTTGAATGTGCTATATCACCACCGATATAAGCTATTGAATTACCATCATTGTGTTTATTTATTGATTCATATAACCGCTCAAACACTTCTTCATATTCACGATGGCGTTTCAAATTTCTGATTTGTATATCGGATATATGAAATATTTTTTTTAGTTTACGAAATGGAACTTTTACAACTTGCTCTTTCAAACTATTTATTTCTCCTTGAGAATTTTTCTTGCAACTTTTATTTTATTTGCAGGAACACTAATATCCCATGCAAATACTTTACTTTTCTTAAAATATTCACATACGATTTTTCCGTTTGCTTCTTTGACTATTTTGTTCACTTTACGTTTTTTCTCCGAATGAATTCTGTATTCATCATCGTAAAGTTTCCAAACGTCTTGGTTTTTTGCCATTTAATTTATATCGCATCAAATCTGAAAACTTCATTTTTTTGGTAGATTTTAGTATATCTACCATTTTTGTAAATCCCAAATCCGATGGATCCTTTTGTGAAAGTTCTACAAAATATACATCTATACCGTTTCTCATAAACTCATCAACCATTTTTAATGAATCTTTAATAGCGTCAGTGTCTAATGATATATATATCGTTTTTACTTTTTTTTCAATAATTTTTCTTTTTAATTTTGATAGGATAGTTTTACCGAATAGAGGAATGGCATTCCTTTTGATTGCTATCGCGTCAAATACTCCCTCAACTAAACATATTGGCTCATCCCAGTTAATAAGTAAATCAAATCCAATAATATTCTTTGGAGACGGCGAATTTCTATATTTCATTTTACTATCAAATATATCCCTACCCACAAAAAAATTTAATTGGCTGTTATTATCATATGACGGTATAATAACTCTATTAGTATACAATCCACTTGTGCAATATCCTATATTATACTTTAATAAATCTTCTTGTGTAATACCACGCCTGAACATATATTTTTTAGCATTTTCAAATTCAGGACCTCTACCACCATTCCATAATGGTTGATATTCTTTTGGTAACTCTACAGTTTGAACTTGTGTATTTTTTACACTAGTTCGATTATACGAAGTTTCACCAACGATATCACGAAGCTCACTCCATTGTTCTTTTGTTGCATTTAACTTTTTGAATAACTGGAATAACGTTCTTCCTTTAAAATCACACACCCAGCAATGATAAAAACCAAATTGTTTAGAATTTCGATTTAAATTTACCTGTAATTTTTTCTTATAGTGATTACACTTTGGACAATAAAATTGCAATTCACCAGATTTTAATTTCTGATATTTTCCTATAAGTCGTTCAACTAAATAATATAATTTATCCAATAACGAACTCACTTTGTTTTATTCTATAAAAATCACATTTTAAAGCTTTAATTATTTCAGATTGTCTATGTTTATCTTTATCCATTAATTCACCATTTTCATAATGACTATCTTCATCCCACTCAATTACTATATTTAAGTTTGGGCTTATGGTGTGATATGAATGGGGACCAATACATATACTCATTTTGTTTCTTTAACTTCCTACCCTTTGAACCTATAACTCTGTCTAATAAATAAACTATTTTATTTTGATTTGTCATGTATTAACTTTATAAATTTATCCAATTCTATAACTGCGTATGTTTTACTTCTATTTCTTTTGAATACCAGAACAGGGTCTACATTATCAGGACAATTTGCTTCTGCTTGTTCTAATGAACTCCATATTGAAATGGACTGCTGATTTTTCATTTCCCATGAGTATGGGATTAATTTACGACATAATGGGGAGACTTGAAGATCCTCACCACCAGCTCCCATTGAAGTTGATCTAATATCATCGGGCTCTAATTCATCTTTGAATGCTTCTAATAGTAAATCCCTAACTGTTTGCTGTAATTTACGACCTTTAGCTTTACCACTCTGGACTGATATTTTTCGTTTTTTAGTCATACTGTAACCTTTTTTAATAACTATTAAACTAAAACCTCAAAATCAATTATATTTTATTTTTCCACACCCTAATAAATTCTTTCTGTGCCCAATTCTCCGCCTTTTCTTCATATCTATTATCGTCATGGTGATGACCACCTTTTTCTATAGCATAAGCAGTTTCCATTTCATAATCCTTTTTATATTTAGACTTACCCATCTTTTTGGCATCTTTAGCATGGTCGATTTCATGTAAAACTGTAATATAAAAATCTTTAACGGATGAATAAGATGATCTTATATTGATAGTGTCTCTATCCACATCGTAGTCAGCTTTATCTGGACCATTGGTGATTTTTACTTTTGATTTTAACTTATATTGTTTTACGAGCTGTTCCGCAAATTCTATATAATCAACTCGTTCTAATAATAGATGTTTTAATTTAATCATTCGTTTTTTTTCTTAATGTATCTGCTGGTGTCGCATCCTTTGATAAATTATGTCCTATACGGTGTGGTAATATTTTTTCTAATGTTAAATTTTTTAATTTTTCATTTGGTACAATCATTTTAGTTCCCCTGTCAGTCATATAAAAAACAGTTTTACTTATTCCTACTCTAACTATACGAGCCTCTCTACCACTAATATAAATCACATCATCATTATTAAAATCATTACCAATAAAAATCATTATAGCCTCTAAAGCGTTTGTTATAGATTCTTTAAATAAAAATCCCGCTACTATCATTAGCACCATCCACCCATAATGTCCTAACACATCTTCTACTAACAGTTTTATTTCTTGATCCACTTACATTCTCCAAATATATTATATTTCCCTTATATAAATATAATATATACACTAAATCGTATCATCCAAATTAATTAATTTACGATTTAAATCTAATAAAACGTCTATTATATCATCATAATTACAATAATTTAATTCAACAAGTATTTTACCAAGTTTTCTATCGTCCCCCCTCATTTGATTTTGAATTGCCTTTGATAATTGTCGTTTTGTAATAGTATTAGTATTCAATAACAATTTTCCTAATTTTCCACTATCGTCATTATACACTGTATTTCTCCCATGGATCATAAATTATAATATACTTTAAGAATCAAATCTAATTAAAAATGAAAGTGGCAATTCTTTATCGTTTTTAATTGGATTTGATAATTTTGCTATAACCATTAATTCATTTGCATCATTATAAAGACCTATATTAGTAATATAAGTCCCAAATTCTGAATGGGTTGTGAAATTCTGATAATGTGTTCCAGAATCGTATGATAAATTATATGAACTACTTGCTGGTGGCATTACTAAATCAATAGTATTTTCATATTGTGGATTTTGAAGGTTTCCATCGTAAATATATTTTGCACCCTGTGGGACATAAATACTTCCACTTCGTCCATTAACTGCACTTGGATTTGTAGTACCAGTAAATTCAAATTCTGGAACATGACAAACATATTCATATTCATATGAAGTTTTTGTTGCTTGAAATGTAACAGTAAATCCATCAGTTCCATCATATTGTCCAGACGGTGATGAACCACTACCAATACTTGCAGAAATATATAGAGAACCTGTATCTGTAATTGTGATAAGTCCATGTTCGTAAAATACATTTCCCACGCAACTTCCAGTTAAAGGACTTCCACCAGGAGTTCCAGCGGCAAAACTTGCTGAATACTGGTAATCGTAGAGTTGTCCGTTTCCATCATCTCTTAAATCTAAAGTGGTGTCTCCACTATCATCTAATATCTTTACGGAGTGTGGTTTTATTTCTTCGCCATAGTATTCTTGTGGAATTGTTATAACATTAAATTTATTATGAAGTTGTCGTGGATTTATTGAACCCCAACTTTCTCTGCCATGTGGCCATTTTCTACTCCAATCAGTGACAGTATAAATTGGGAATCTTGTAGTATTTGATTTTGGATTTGAAGTTTTATCGTATTGATAATATAGATGATTTAATGAATAATATAATGGAATCTTAAAAAAAGTTCCATCACTATACCAAGTTTTCCAATCTTTACCTACACTTTGAGAATCTTGATTAAATACACCATAACTTTGAGATGCAGCTGATCCCGTTAGGAAATTGTGAAAACTACCACTCACACCTTCTATTCCATAAACACCACTTCCACTATCTGTTTGCGTGAAGGTGAATTTTTTATAAGTTTTGAATTCTTTTATTGATCTATCGTCTGGAGATATATCCTTAAACATTGGGATCTCCCTTAAAAATCAAGTCGTACTTTGATAAGTGCTTCGGTATTTTGGTCTTTTTTGAAAGGCTGAGATAATTTAGCAACTGCAAGAAGTTCATTCTTATCATTATATAAACCAACAGTTGTAATATATGAAGTTGGTTCGGTAATGAATGAATTATTTACGAGGGTAGCATTAGATCCTGTGAAATATGACGGATTTTGACTGTGATTAAATTCAGTATTTTGTACTCTACAGAAGTAAAATGAACTTCGTTTACGTTCTTCTCGTCGTGATGCAAAATATGATCCACTTTTTATAGAAGTGAATAGCTTTCTATGATTTAAGTCATTTGTAGAAGCACTACTTCCCATTGTATGCATAACTCTATCACTAAGTCCAGAAGATAAAGAACTTGGATTTAATAAAATTATACCCGTTTCAGGATAAAATAATCCATATGAACCTGAAGTTGTGGATGTTGCTGTTGAAGTTGCAGTTGTATGAACTCCGTTTGCAATTGAACCAGATACTACCCAAAATTCTCTTTGAGCATCTCCTACATTCGAGTTTGAAGAAGCTCCACTGTCATCGATGAGTTTAATAGTATTACTACCACTTGTTAAATGTAATTCCCAATTACCTGGATCCATCTTTTCTCTATATCGTGCACGATTTGCTACTACAGTTAGAACATCATCACTATAATAATTTGTACCAGAATCCCCATGAAAATTAAATTTAGTTGTTTCTGCTGGAAGTAAAACTTGTCTAAATTGAGAGTATATTGCTTTAGTAGGATTTGTTTCTCCAGTAGCAGTTCCACCTTCTGAACCGGAACCTAATCTATGACCATACGATACAGCAAACTGAACATCCGTTGTTTGATCATCTGACGAATGTACGTCATAATAGTATTTTCCAGTATTGGATGATTGTACTGATCCAGTAAAAAACGTGGTTAATGTTCCTACTGCACTTGACCACATTGGTTCAGCAACCGTACTGACCATATTTTCCAATTTATCTTTAGAATCAAAAACTTTAAATGACATTTAAGTTCTCCTTAAAAGTCCAATCTAACTTTTATTACAGCTTCTCTATCTCTTGATTTTAGTAATGGTTGACTTAATTTAGCTACTGCTAAAAGTTCATTGTTATCATTGTAAAGACCAACCGTAGTGATATAAGATTTTGGATCTTGAATAAATGTAGGATTTCTCAATTCTGCATTTGACCCTGTGTAATATGTTGGATTTTGACTCCAGTTATATTCATCAGATCTAACTCTACAAAAGTAATGAGAAGATTTAATTTCTTCTTCTCTACGTGCTTGGAATCTTGCTCCTGTACTAATAGATGATACTAATTCGTATGCAGTATTATCGTTTGTGGCAGTTGATCTTGTCAGTGTAATTGCGAGTGAATCTTGATTTAACGCGTATGCATTCAATACAATAATACCGAGTTCTGGATAAAAATATCCAAATGAACCATTAGTTGCTGATTGGGCAACTGCTGTCGTTTTTATTGTTGCAGTACCACCACTTATTGAACCACTAACTATGTTGAATACTCGTTGAGATGCGTTAACTGTTGAATCAGAAGTTGCACCACTATCGTCAATTAATTTTAAAGTATTTCCACCTTTAGTCAAATGTAGTTCCCAGTTACCTGGATCTATTTTTTCTCTATATCTTGCTCTGTTTACACCAATCGCAAATACATCAGCTGCTTCATAAGATGTACCATCACCATCAGCATTAAAATTGAATCGTGTTTCACTTGACGCATTTTTAATACAAATGTTTCTAACTTGACGATAAATTGCCTTTGTTGGATTGTTACCGGCAGATGTAGATAATGATCCACTTCCTTCGATGTGTCCATAAGACACAGCAAATTGTACCTGTCGTGTAGAATCACTTCCAGCTTTATCATATACATCATAATAATAATCACCACTACTACCACTTTGAGTTGATCCGGTATAAAATGATGTTAGAGTATCAGCACCACCAGACCATACTGGTGATGAAATAGTACTTGGTATGTTTGTTCTTTTATCACTATTTTCTAAAATAGTAAAGAAGTTACTTACTTCACTCATTGTTTATCTCCTTAATATATCTATAAATATATTGTTATTAAATTATTTAAGTTTAAATCCACTAGAATCACCAACTCCACCTTTGTTTCCACCAACTCCACCTGTGTTTCCACCAACTCCACCTTTGTTTCCACCAACTCCACCTGTGTTTCCACCAACTCCACCTGTGTTTCCACCAACTCCACCTTTGTTTCCACCAACTCCACCTGTGTTTCCACCAATTCCACCTGTGTTTCCACCAACTCCACCTGTGTTTCCACCAGATGCAACTACTATTGGAACCGATTTAATATCACTTCCATTATCATTACTTACAGCTAATGAAACAGAATATACTCCACCGTTTATAAAAGTATGAGTAGGATTTTTATCCGTGGATGAATTACCATCTCCAAAATCCCAAAAATATGTTAACCCATCACCGATGGAAGTATCATTAAAATTTATTGTTAACGGTGCTGTTCCCTGTTGTATTGACTGTACTGACATTTTTATTCTCCTCTGGTTAAAATCCTATTGACCAAGTAAATCCTGAAATAGGTGGTAAATTTATATCACTTCCATCCGAATTTACTGACCAACTAAAATCTGATGTTGGTGCGTTCCAAGGAACGTACATTTCAAATAAGTTATCATGTTCTAAGAAAAACTCATATACTTCTGTATCATCATAATTATCCGTTGTCGGTAAAATATCTATTATATCACCGACTCCAGTTAATTCTATTTGGTCTTGTAAATTTGACAATGTTGGTCCATATCCAGTAGGTGGTGGATCTACTATAAACGAATTCATAATTTCTTTTTGATTTATAAATGATTCTACCATGGGCATATTATCTATTATTCTTCCCTTTAAATTTGAAGATTGAGTTTCATCCCATAATCCATAATCTATTTCATCATCTCCTAATGCAAATTTAGTAATGATATATGATAAATCTACTTCCCCATCACCAGAAATACAATCGGCCAAAACTTCTCTTCCACGTTTTGTAAAATTTGCAGTTACTGTTAGAGATGTTTTATCTAAATATCCCACTATTATTTCCTATATTATATTGAATGAAAAATTTGCAGTTGGTAATTGTGGAGTATATTCTTCTGCTGGTGGAGTAAAATATACTCCACCACCAGGTTTAACCATTACATCTAATGTCCGAGTTGCTCCAGTATTCATTCCTGTTACTTTTAGTGTTGTAAACTTTGTAGTTGAAATTTCCTTTCCTTTTAATCTAACTCCACTACTAAACAAAGTTTTTTCTTTTCCAATACCATCTTTACCAACTTGTTTTGCACTTAACATTATTTATTACTCTCTTCAATTCTATTTTTAAAAATAAAAGAATTCATAATTTCAGTATTTGTAATTATAGGTTCGAATACTGGTTGATTGTCTATTACTTGACCATATGGTTTTACAAAATTAGAACCACTTGGGGTAACATCCCATAAACCATAATCCACTTCATCATCACCTAATGCAAATTTAGTAATAATGTGTTCTCTATTTTGATTTTCACCAAAAACAGCAGACCGTAGATAATCAATTCCACGTTTAGTCAATACTGCATCTAAAACTAAAGTTGTTTTATTTATAAATCCCATTATACACCACCTGAAGTATTATCCACATATTTTACTTCTATTGGAAGAACATAAATTGCCCCTGACATTTGTCCTGTTATAATTATTGAAGTTTCTCTATTAGATGTAAGCATTTGAGATTTTATTGTTGATACTCTTGAAACTACCTTTTTACTCAATCTACCACTTTCTTCATTATAAACCGCTCCAATATCATAATTTACATTTTCACCTTGTCCTGTTCCAATATCAATTACATTTTTATTCAATACTAAAAAACTATATTTTTCATTGGAAAATGCTCCATCTGCTCCTACCGTACTTGGATTTAAAACGTGGTCACTCATTGACCATTTCGGAATTGTATTTCCATTATATTCTGTATTTAATGCATTCACACCTGTTAAACCAGTTGGAGGAGTTATGTTACTAATATATGGTAAAGCTGTTGTTCCTATTGGAAGTGTAATTAACTTATATTTCATTACCACTTCTGGATCAACAACTGGTTCTATCATTGGAGTACTTTCCAATACCGCACCGTAATAATCTGTCCCCCTTGGGTGTGCTGTATCCCATAATGTATAATCTATTTCATCGTCTGCTAATGCAAACTTTGATATATTAAACTTACCATCACTTTTTGATAGATATTCTCTACCTTTTTTAGTTAATACCGCATTTAGTATGTACGAAGTATTATTTATAAATCCCATTTATTTTCCTTCGTGTTATTATTTTATGATTTACGAACAGTAACATCAAACTCTATTACTGCCCCAGAACTTTCACCTGTAATTACTATTGAAGTTTTAGTTTGTTGTGAAATTCGTTTTGGATAAATCATTATTGGTGCTGCCAACCCTGATTTTCTCAAATTACCACCACTACCTATTACTGTTCCAGAAATAGTTTGAGATATATGCTGAACATTATTCACAAATGGTAGCCACAATGAATCTAATGATGTATTATTTGATTTTTCAACCATAACACCTTCTTTCACAGTTTGATAATCTGGAGCTAATAAAGCAATAGATGAGTCTAACAAAGTAATAGTATAACTTTCTCCTGAATACAAGTTTTGATCGACAGCGCCATAGTTAGAATTATCTTTATGTTGAATTGATATTGCAACTCCTGGAGCACCAAATTTTTCTAATGTCGGTTCACCAACAACAAGCGCCCTATTGAAATCATTTTCTGTTGTCTCCCAAACTAATGCACTATTTGTTCCAGATAATTGAGTGCTTGTGTTATTGGTTTCAACCAACTTTGCCATCGCCCGAGTACCATCGGATCTTGATACCAGTTTATATTTCATAATTTCAGATGGATCGTTAAATGGTTCTAGTGCTGGTAGATTTTCTATTACAGCTCCGTAATAATCCGTTCCCCTTGTATGTGTTGTATCCCATAGATCATAATCTATTTCATCATCTCCCAATGCAAATTTACTGACTGTAAAATTTCCACCAGTTGACAAAAGTTCTCTACCCTTTTTTGTCAAAATAGCGTCTAATGTTCGTGTTGTATTATTTAGATATCCCATTTTTCTTTTCTCCTGTGTAAAATAATTTGGATTTTTTTATAAGATGTAATAAAACTTGTTATTCTTCACTTATAAATATAATTTTTTTTAGTTTTCATCATTTTTATTTAACGTTAAGTGGGGTAGATGGTGAGTCTGTTGTTACAAGTTTTGTTGGACTTGTTATTGTTATTTCTACTGCCGCTGATTTATCTTCATATCTACTTCCATTATCTGAAACTGTTGTATCGTTAGTTTGAACACACCCAAGATAAAATAGTCTATCAGTACCCAAGGATTCATCCCACTTATTATCTAAATCAGATAATACAAAACTTGATGAATATGGATTATGTAATGATGCACTTAATGAAGATGAATAATGATACTCAACTTCAGAATTAAAATATGATGTAACATTCGTTTCAATTCTTGGCATAACTACTTCTTCAAAAATTGATTTTTGACTTCCTAATTGGATTGTGGCATTATAATAATCACTTCCGTACCATCCACTTTCATCTCTATCCCCTATTCCATATAAAGCTGGCATTTCTAATATATCCTTTCCTACATATGACCCTGTTCCTGATGCTACTTCTGAAAAAGTATGACTTGGTGCGTTATATGATACAAGGTCTGCAGAAAACACTACACTTGAACCGGTTTCTTGTGTTTTATAATTTAATTTAAATGGATCATATAAATTTACATTTGAAGTAAAATCTTCATGTATAGCGGATGCTGAAATATAAGAACCCGTTTCATTTGTATGAAAATTAACATTAAATGGATTTAAATAATTCATGTTTGTTTCTAATGGAACATATTCTGATGACGCTGAAATATATGACCCCGTTTTATTTGTTTTTGAGGATACTTTGAATGGATTACTATAATTTATATTTGCATCATAATTAGGATACTCCGAGCTCTCTGAAATATATGCCATGGTGTCAATAAATGTTGTGTGGTGTGCTGTCTCAAGTATTGGTTTCTTACCAATAATTATTTTATCCCTTTCCAATACAGTTGGTTCTATCATAATTCCAACATTTGCATTTGCTCTTGCTGGAATTAAACTTTTTACTTGTTTATATAATGAACTATCATAATATTTTAATAATCTTAAATAATCCCAGAAGTTATTTGGTCCACTATATTTCTGCCAATATAAATTTCGTGCCTCCACAAGTCCGGTATATTGTTCTTTGTACTGGTCACGTGGATCTCCAATATATTGGTCGAAATCAAGGTCTGGCATTGATAATATAATATCTTCATCAATTGGAGCAGATGGTGAAAAGTATATTCCAAGTTTGTTAGAATCAATTGGAGCATTGTCATAAGCCGGTGTTGTAATACTTTCACCGAATTTTAATATTGGGTTTCCTATCTTATCATTTCTAACATCATCTTCTATTCTAATTTTTGTAGATGATCTACGAGATGGACCAAGATTTGGAACTTTCATTTTAGTTTCATCAACTACTGATGAGAAGTGATCTTTAAGTCCACTTGTAAAATTATATGGAACTGCAGATGAAGTGAATGATTGGTCTGCACTTGCATCTTGAAACCATTGATTTACTCCAACACTCAAATCTTTGTCATCATCGAATGAATAACGTGTGACTAAATCTGTATAAGATGCGGATGGGTGGTTTCCATCAAATGATATTGGAGCTGTCACATGATTATCAAATGACGATTCTAATAGTGGTGTAGTCCAATTTCTATATTCCATCATAGAACCACTAAATGATTCACCGAAATCAACACTTTCTGGACCACCTATTGTAATTGTATTTCCACCTCCATTATATGAAGTATTATATGATTGTGAAACAGCTCCTAATGAACCACTTACTGTCATTTCACTTGTGGATTCTAAATATATTTTACTTCTACCTACATCGTATTTTTTAGTGTATAATGTATAAACTACATCCTGACTTGTATCATCATCACTTAAATGAGTTCCAGATGCAGAAGTTCTGGTTAACATTACCGAATAAAACTCTCCATCATATACTGGTAGTGCTGATGATGTTATTTCATTGTACCCTCTACTGCCACTTAATTTAAAATTAACATATCCATATTGATCTGATGAGCCATTGTCTTTAAGTCCAATAGACCAATCTGTTCCTCGTCTAACTAATACTTGATTAGAACCCGTTACAGCTTTAAATCTAAATTCTATTGTGTCTGGTCGTCTACTTGTTGCTCCATCTCCTTGTGTAACTGCTTGCCAAGTATCATTTTGAACATAAGTGTTATTTGTTGCTCCGAAGAAATTTAATGCTTTTGTAAATTTTCTTGTTAAAAACGATTCTGCAGATTGTCCTGGTAGTTTTGGTCCACCATATTCCACAACACGTAAAATAGAAGATGGAATACCATAACAACTTATCAGACCATTAATTGCTCTGGAGGTCCCTTTTGTTTTTAGGAAATATGGCATATTGTTTATTATACGACTCCATATTTCTCTGGATATATCTCTATCTGATGTTCCGCTAAATTGCCATGGAGTTTCTGAACCAGTTTGCTCCATTCCCAAAATGTATCGTGGTATGGAAACTAAATCTTTTCCATCATAAACTTCCCAACCAAGTGATTGTGCAACAGGTTTTAATAAATCTCTTGCTAAACCACTATCTACACCATCTCGTCTATCATGAACATCTGTCATTGACTTTACGAATGCCCAAATGTCATCAAAATAATGACCAATCATATCTATAAAGTTTAAGAATAAGTCATTTTCAGAATCATCTTGGACAAATGTTGGAAGATTAACTCTTAATCTATTCATATTTTGTTTATCATATACAGATGATGAAATTATTTGATTATTATACCAATCAACAGCTACAGATTGTGTAACTCTGTAATTTATATACGGGTCGGAATAAGTCCCAGTTCCAGATAGTTTCGGCCATGCATTGTCGTGTTGTATTCCAATGGAACTACTTGAATAAGATGAACTTTTGTTATACATATAGTTTTCAAATTTATCAAACGTATTTATAGTTTCACGACGCTTTCTTTCCCACCATGCAATTTGAGTTGTAGAACCACTAATCGGAGATAATCCTGGATTATATGATGATGACCCTGAAAGTGGGAGATAACCAGTTCCACGTAATGTTCCAGAAAGAGACGCACTTCTATCTGAATACATTTCGATTAAATCTAATTTATATTTAAAATTCCGGACTCGTTTTTCTGCTGAACCAAAATGTATGAAATTATCGAATAAAAAATGATCAATATTGATATCTATACTTAAACTTCCACTCAAAAGTTCATTTTCTAAACTTTCTTTTATAGAAGAATCTGTTGTTGTTAATGAATCATATCCTTTATATTCTGTTTTTCCTGTTCCAATGGGACTATTAACATTTCCAGGTTCTGGTGTACGAAGAACTATATCACTTATTTCTTCTTCAATAAAAGGAATGAGAGTACAAGTTTCTTCAATAGGTGGTATCATTTCCTTTACCACACTACAAAAATCTTGATCTTTTATGTCACCCTGTAACGGTTCATATAATTTATATACAGCTGAGTGTGGATATTCTGGATATGTAATCGTATCCAATTTAAAATTAGTTATCAAACTAAAATTATTAGGGCCAAATTTTATAAGTTTACTTAAATCTTCTTCGGTATCCCTTGGACTATTTATAAACCACTTTTCAAACCCATTTGAATTTTCATCATTTATAGATTGCATATCATATAATGAATACGAATCAAAATCATGACCAGCTTCATTTCCAAGTTCTTCATATGAATTTAATAACGTAATAGTATTTCCACTTATTCCAGCAATATCACCCCGTAGTGTTCCAAAGGTAGGTTCTACTGAATAAAGTGATGATGTATAATCTACACTAAATTCTGTAAATTCATTCCAAGGACGAATGTTTGTAGAATTATCAAAAACTGAACCATTGGGTGCTAAATTCTCATAAGTATCTTTTAAAATAATAGTATTTTTATCTATTATGGTTTCAATTTCTGCAACCAAGTCCTCCGTAACAGGAATTTTATCAATAGTGGTTGATATTACAGTTCTTTGTATTTGTACATTTTCTACCCAAAGTATTCCTTCTGGACCATAGTGACCATATACATATAAAGATGTTGGTTTCGTTAAATCCCAATCTTCTTCTACTTCTGCCGTATAACTTACCTGTTCCCATTCATCAGTATTGGAAACTGGAATATACCTTTGAAATTCTCGTTGCCATGCGTGATGACTACCTTCCTCTAAAGTTGATGGATGATTTCCAATATTAGATCCCCAATATTGACCAACTTCACTTTTTCTATGATGTAACAATCCAACCATTGCACCTTTTTTAATGGTATCGGATTTTTGCCACCAGGTTATTGTAATGTTATCACCAACACTAATTCCTTGTGATGCCATTTCATATGGCAATGTTTGGGCTATACCCAACCATCTATGTGCAAGACCCATTGGTTGACTTTCAACTGTATTAAATCCCGTTTTAAATGGACCATCATAACTTGTATGATTTGGAGCATCAAATTGAGAATTTTTATCGATGAATTTCATTACAGTATCACCATATTGTCCTTCACCTTGTACCCATTTAGCGTGATATCCTAACCAACCACTGTGCCATCTTGATCTACTATTTTGTATATCAACACTCCCACCCCAATCGAACCAATTAAATCCATATGACCAATTTTCAACCTGTACTGCATCTTTATGTAATGCGGGATCCCAAGCTTTCCAAATTTCATCTGTTATGTTGAATGTGGGTGTCCACTCCCAAACTAAATTATTTTTTCTATTTCCAGTATTCCAAATCCATTCACATTCTTCCAATTCTGGGTCATTATTACTCCCCCAATGATCACTGCTATTTGCGAGTCCGAGTGACTTCCACCCAGGTAAATTAGAAGTAGAACCATCAACTTCAATAATTTTCCACACTCCAGGTGAAGTGGTAGATAAATTAGATTCAGATTCTGTATCCATTACAAAATCACCGTCAACATCACCAGTTTTATATTCCGTTCCCTTATATGTTATTTTTGCTAAAAATGCTGCAACACCGGAAATATTTTTTGTAACCAATCTGAGCTTATCTGACAGTGAAAAATCTGCTGTGCTGAAATCCTTACTTTGTCTCCAGTTATTATGTGATCCCAATTGACTTTCACTGCCGTTTGAATCTACTTTATAAAGTATAAATTCATCGTCCGCTTGTATCCACACTTTTATTGTAGAATTCCCTATATCTGAAAAATCACCGTGGTATTTAGATTTTCTAAATTCTCCTTCATAATTAGTTATTTGAGTGGCATTAGAATTTTTTATTGAAATGTCATCCACAACTTTGATTTCAGTGACTTCGCTAAAATTTTCATCTACTACGAAAGCATCCTTAATGATAATTTTACCACTTCCTCTACTACCACCCTCTCCCATAAGGGATATAAATCCAGCATCTTCATTCGATATTTCTGCATATAACTTATTATCATCTATAAAAGAAATTGTACCAGTTGTTTGGCTATCCATTTCTTCTTGTCTTGAACTGACCATATATGGACTTGGAGTTCCAGAAACACTTCCTGGTTCAACTTGAACATTTGTAATATACCTAATTCCTGTTTCTGTTACAGTGGTTTTTCCTAAAAGCCATTTTATAGTACCATCGGAATTTTCTGGAATAGTTATAGTTTTATATTCACGCTTCCATTCATTTCCACTTATAATTTTAGTTTCAAATGTTCCACCTGCATTTTCAATTGAAGAGATATTAACCTCGGAGTCTCCCTTATTGATTTTTCCAGAAAATAATTCTCTGTTGGATGTCCAATCATCACTCCAATACACCCAACAACTCAATATATAAGTTTCATTTGATATTCCCTTTACAATAACTTCATACTTGTTATCAGATCCATTAGATGTTGTTTTTAATGTCCATGCACTATTACCTGGATTAGAAAATTTTTCTATCGTGTGATTATTTGATATTAACGATTTTTCAGTAATATCATTTCCATCAAAAAAGTTCCCATTGGAAACTAAATTTTCAGATATAGGTAATGTTTCATTTTCTATTACAGGAGTATATTTTGATATTACTTCGGCACTCTCGTCCTTGTCTATAACAAATGCATTTCTAATTTTAAGAGTTCCACCTACCATGGAATTATTTAATTGAATATCACCTGGACTATGTAAAGTTACAACTTTTCCAGTATCGTCAAATGTTAAATATGAAGTACCATTTACGATTGAATACGCTAAACAAGTATAACATATTAACCTAAATTGCTCGTGAAAATCTGGATCATTTATTCCAGGATTTGGTCGTAATCTAATTTCTGTTCTTGAAGGTGATATTTCTTGTAACCAAAATTTATCTTCTTGTATGAGAAGTTCTATAAAATTATTATTTTCATCTTTTAATGGTTCTTCTACAGTTCCAGCATATATTTTACCATTTGTATCTACCCAATGTGGGTCATCTGACTGATAAATACTTCTATCATTTTTATAAACCAAAATAAACTTATCACTGCCACCAAGTTCTCGTAAAAAATTATAAACTATTTTATAAGTTCCCCTTTCATATCCAAGACTTCTAACATGAGAACCAACATCCAACTTTGGTGGAAGCGGATGTGGAAGTTTTCCTGATGCTATATAATTGTCTGATGTATCATATAAATGAAATTCTATAACATCAGTTGGTGATTCACCAAATGGTATAGGTTCGTCTCCAACATCTAATCCAGAAATACTTATCAAAGGAAGATTTTCAGAATTTAATCTTGATAATTTTCCAGTTACATTATCTAATGTTAATTGTTTTTTTCTTGGCATTATAGTTCCGTAAATTCTCTGTCTATTATTTTATTTAAATCTTCATTTTCATCATAATCAAAATAACCATGAGACCAAGTAATCTTATTATTTTCTGGATGACCTGATCCATCGGTTCCCTGTCCTGGGGTTATCTTTTCAAATAAAATTATATTTCCTGATGTTGAATCTCTTAAAATTCCATCTGTTAGATTTCCGGTGGTGGTTCTCTTTTGAATAACTTCTATATATTTTGCTTCATCGCGTCTTGTAATTTCTTGATAGAAATCATTAACCTTTAATTCTTCTTTGTTATATGGCATTTTATCTTTCCACTTTGAAACTGTTCTTTTCGTCAAAATATTGAACAGTTTCATCGGCAGTACCACTACCACTTACTATTTTATAATTTATTCTGTAAAATCGTTCTGATTGTAATCCGTTCATCCAGAAGTTAAAATAGTTTCCGGTTGAATCACAACTAACTACTGAACCACTGCCAAACGGAACAATAACATCATCTGTATAAGCATCTTTTATTTGATAATATGTACTGCCACTTGGAAGAGTTTTTACCGTATTATATCCGGTAGTATATTGAGTTGATGAATATGACCGTTCTGGAAACATTTCCCTACCAACAACTCTAAATTTTACTTTTGAATTTTCTTTATACTTTTCTCTAAACCCTCTCATATAAATTTGCACATCTTCTAAATTAGCTGATGATAATGCTGTTAATGAACCAGTTACCCATTTTGAATCATCCCAAACTACTTCTAATTTTGGGGGATAAATTGTGTGAGTTTCCCTTGAGAAAAAACTGAAATTTCCATATCGTGTAGTATTTCCTTCTTCAACATCAGAATCAGTATTTCCAATGCTACCACTTCTTTTTACCATAAATCCCTCGTTTGAAACTGTACTGTGTAACCATTTCCACATAATATCAGTTACATCCATTCTTACATCTGCTGGTTCATTTGTAAAAGATTGTGATGCTTCGTATCCACTTCCACTATACCACGTTCCACCAGATCCAGAAACAGTATTCCATTGGGTTCTTGTTATCCCATTATCTTTCCATTTCCAACCTGCTCCATCTTCTACGATTGGAGAAAGATTATATCTTCCAGATCCATTCTCCCATGATTGACTTACTGGATATGAGTATAAAGTTTGATCTACATTCAATGCAGATGAATTTGCATCAAATAAATTTAAATAAAATTTTGTGCTTGAACCGGAAGTTATTAAACCAGATGATACTGATTGAGAAATATAAGTTAAATCAAATTTAACGAGTGCTCTTGAAACATATATTTGAGTTCCGGCTACATTCATATCTTTTCTTATTTCTAAAATTTCATCCAACCCTGTATTCATGCTATGACTTTGTTCGTAAAGTGTTGTGTCCTTTTCACTAAATTCAAAATAATGCATTATATATCTCCCAATACTCTTCCCCTAATATCTGTATCTGGGAATTTAATTTCAAAAATTGCTGGATCAACCGATGGGTAAACTGTCCCATTAAATGTCGCACTTTGAATATCATAAATATTATCTGAATATCCAGAAGATGTTCCCCATTTGTTTTCTACTATAACCAACTCATCTCTATTTTCAAGAGGTTTAACTATTGTAGCTACACCATCAACTTTTAATAACTCTGAAGCTATTCCTGATAGAATAATTGGTTGATTTATTTGCCACCTATCTATATTAAAATATGTTTTTAGTGAATCTACACACTTCAACAATACTTCATTTTTATTAAATCCTTTTTTTGTATAAATTGCAAATTGCAATCCTATATTTATTACCCAAGCATCTTTTAATTGAACTGCATCTGTCATCATTCTATATTGACTTAAATAAATTTTTACATTTTCTTTTACTGCAGTATTTAGTCCGACTAATTTTTTACTTTGATTATATCCCAACATATACATATTTAATGCTAATGGGTTTGGTTGAAATGTTGTATCTGACTCATTTTGACCTGTTGCAGAAACTTGTTCATCTTGGATCATATAAACTTTAGATATATTGCCATATTTTGATGGTAATGAATATACACGAGTTATATAATCATCCTTGGTTACTGCACGACCTTGAGCTTGAAAATATGCAAGTGCATTAGTTCGTACATTTTCTATTGTTTCACCACTACTACCACCTGTTGCTGGGTTTGGGTTAGTAACTGCTATAGAATTTTGAGTACTTGTTTTTAAACTCGCATCTAATGTTAAAGAATTATCAAACTCTGAACTTATCAATGAAATGTTATTTATTCCGTTTGATGCGACATTATCACTAATACCACCACCGTAACTATATTTTATTGTTAATGTAGTATTTGTTGGAACTTGACCATACGTATCTGTATTTAAAAAGTTTGCTGGATCAAATGAAGTATCAAGAAAACTTGGAGTTCCTGGTAGACTAGACCCAACGTTATTTGGGTTTGGTATTATTTCTTCATCTGCTCCAGAAGCTACTCCTGAGCCGAACCTTAATTCGGTTTTTTCGTCTGTTCTAATGTAAGTTTTAAATCTCTTTGAAGTTTTTACAAGTTTCAATAAAAATGGTGCAAAATTTCTACCATTCACTAAATCTGGTGAATTCTTTGAAGTGTTTTCAAAGTCTGCATATACAGTATCTTGTGCTAAAAATGGGACTTCATACCATTTGTTTCCATCACTATCCGTTACTGAAATTATTTCTAAAATTGGAGTGTTTTGTAAAACTACTCTTTTATATTTTTCAGCAGAACCAAATGTAATATATTCAGTAGAAACCGTTCCACTTACAGCCTTTGCTGATTTTTTAAGTAACCACTTTGTAATGTTACCACTATCATCCACTTCAAATATGTCTTCTTGTCGTGGACTCATTGAACTTGAATTTCTAAAAATTACATCATCCACACTTCTAAATACCGTGCCATTTGTTGAAGTTGCTTGTAATCCGTTGGATACATTAAGACAATAATCTTCATTTGGTTGCCGTTTTCCATCTACTACATTATTTGGATCTGATGGAACGGTTTGGAACACGTCAAGTGTTACCGAAGATGGAGATGATAATTTGGGCTTATATCCATATCCTTGAACTATTTCATAAATTGTTTTCTTTTCTTCTGCAAATGATAATAAACTTTCTTTAAATTGTTCATCAATATAATATGATAAAACGTCTCCAACATATGATGCCATTTCTATAAACATCATCCCAGGGTCTGCTTCATTAAAATCATTATATGTGTTTGGGAAATAGGTCTGTGCATATTCTATTAACCCATTCCTGAAACTACTAAAATCTTTATTTAAATATTTTACATCTCTGCTAAGTCCATGTTTAGCCATTTAATTTCTCCATTGTATTGTCACTGTGCTAATTCACTATATGATTCAAATTGCTCAAAACTTATAGACACTTGTGCAGACATTCCAGGTTCGAATGATAATCCAAAGTCTATTGATATATTTACTGTATTTCTTCCGTAATCTGGAAGTTCCACTTTAAGTTTTTTAATATTTACATATGGAAGCCATTGTTCCATAGATTCTCTAATTGCCTCCTCTAATTTATCATTTAAATTCTCATCCATTGGTTCAAAAATAACTTCATTTAATCTTGAACCAAATTCTGGTTGACCCACCCTTTCACCCTTCATAGTTTTCAATAAATTTACTATATTGTGTTTTGCCTGTTCAAGAGTTGTATTTGTTTGAGTAAAATGACCAGTGTTGGAATATCCCATTGGTAAACTCAGACCAATGGATACATCTGGATTTAAATCTTTTTCTCTTGCTCCCATGTATAGTCTCCTACCTATTTATTGTTTCTTGACCAACTATTAACCCATCTTTTACTATAATTCTTTTTCTAATATATGATACAGTTCCATTTTCATTTTCAATAGTATCAGTTACTATAAAATCTTCTGTTAATCCGATATCACCATCCTTTGATTTATAGCCACCAGTCCGTATCTTTCCATCAAATTTAATTTCTTTACGATTAAAAGTAATATTTAAACTATCAAAAATATTTCTAAATATTATTAACTGTTTTGCTGCATCAATATTTGATTTAGCTACTGTTCTAAATCTTTTTAGTAATCTTGATAATTTAGTTTTCTTAGTTTTAGGATTAGTTTGTACCCGTCTAATATTTAACTGTCCTTTTGGTGTTAAATATAAACTACCAGGTAACCTATTTTCTAAATAAGACTTATTATCAAGTTTATCTATCTCATCTTCACCAGTTAAATAGGAATGTATAGCATCAGCTTCTTCAGCTGCCAATTTAGCATTTTCTTTTCGTATTCTACGTTTAGTTTCAGTATCTTGATCCTTATAAATTCTATCATTTTTTATTTTTTCAAGTTTGTACTTTAAAAACTGTTTATCTAATGCCATTATTTATCTCATTATGGGCGGAAATGTTTTCCACCTTTTTTCTCGTCTATTGCCTTCATTACCTTTGAATAATCTCTTGTCAGTGCGTTTTGTACATGATCTGGAACACTTTCAACATTTACACCAGCTTTTTTTATCGATTCTACTGCTGCAATATCTCGTTTTTGCTGTTTGTCACCTTCAGTATTCATTCCGTAAGAACCTGCTAATAAATCATTCATTTTATTTGTGTCGTAAGTTCCACCACCCATTGTTGGATAGTCATTAGTACCACCACCTTGAATTCCACCGACCGTTTCATTTAAAATATTATTGAGAACTTCATTTTCTGTATAATTGATTGTCTCGTGTTTCTTGGCCTTATATTGTTTTTTACTTGGCAAATTCAAGTGGTTCTCTGTTAAGGGCTTTGAAACTAATTCGGTAAGTGAAGATGATCTATCTTCCTTAATAAATATCTCGTTTACTTGTTTTTTCACTTCTTTACGGACTACAAGTTCAATTATTTTTATTAACTCTTGTTTTTTCATTTTGTTATCTCCTATTATTAAAACCCATCTAAATATTGTTTTAATTCGTCACTAGAAAAACATCTATCCAATTCTTCCATTTGTTTTGACAATTCTTCTGATAAGGCTGAA